GAGAAAGGAAAAAATTATGAACGATTTAACTTTAACTTCTGCTCCTGGAAAGAGTATTATTAGCAATTGCATCAAATTTGGTCGTCAAAGTGAGGAACATAAAAAAATTCTTTATGCTCTTAGAGAGATCGCATCTTGGAACTCTTTTGCTGAATCATTGATTGAACAGATTGCAACTAGAGGATCTTTGTCTGAAAAGCAAATGTTTGCTGCCAGTGCTATGTTAATGAAAATCAAAAAGAATAAAGAGGAAAGGCAAAGTAATATTGTTTCTATTGATTTGAGTAATGTTAAGAAAATTTTTGACAAAGCACATGAAGCAATTAAAAGTCCTAAATTTCGTGTTGATAATATTGTTTTATCTAGAGCTCCAGATTCTGGAGTAAATGCTGGTGCCATCTATGTTAAAGTTGATGGTGAGTATGCTGGTAAAGTGACTGGTGGTTATTTTTTACCTTTTAATGCACCTGAAGGAACTCTTGAAAAGTTGCAAGAGATTGCTAAAGATCCACTCGGTTCTGCTGTTGCTTATGGCAAAAGAACTGGCAACTGTTCTGCTTGTGGTAGAGATTTAACAAATCATGGTAGCATCGAAAAAGGCATTGGACCAATATGTGCAGAAAGATGGGGACTGTAATGCATATTGAAAAAGCAGAATTTGGCAAGTATTGTGTTGCTAAAGTAAAGCTGGACAGCACATCTATTGAAAAGCTGTCTAGTCTTCCTGGATATAAAAAATGGGTTGGTCGGGATCTTTTATTTGATCCCACCAGTGCCAATATAAGCAGGATACAAAAATATTGGCCAGATGCAACTTGGTCAGATGAAGCCAAGCCAATATTAGAAAAATATGTTGATCTCTTAATTGAAGCAGAAAATACTCGTTCAGCTAAAGTTGAAGTGTTGCCAACCAATGATGATTTTAAATTTAAAACAAAACCTTTTGATCATCAGAGAAAAGCATTTTACATGTCACGTGATAAAGAGGCATTTGGTCTTTTAATGGAACAAGGCACAGGCAAAAGTAAAGTTATAATTGACAATGCTGCATATTTATATGCGAATAATAAAATTAATGCTTTGGTTGTTATTGCACCAAATGGTGTTCACAGAAACTGGTTGAGCAAAGAACTTCCTGTACATATGCCTGATTGGTGCCCATATGAGAGCATATACTACAAGTCAGGGCAGAATACCATAAAAAAGCACAAGGAAAAATTTGATGCTGTTATAGGTGCTGAAAATTGTCTTAAAGTGTTCTCTTTTAATGTTGAAGCATTTGTTAGCAGTGTTGCTGTATTTTATATGATGAAAATATTATCATCGCACAATGTTATGTTGGTTGTTGATGAAAGTTCTAGGATCAAAAAACCAGGAGCAAAAAGAACAAAGATGATAACAAAGTTTTCTAAAAATGCTAAATATCGCAGGATATTAACTGGCACACCTGTTACAAAAGGTCCAGAGGATGTTTATAGTCAGTTTAAATTTTTAGATCCTAATATTCTTGGATATGATAGTTTTTATTCTTTCAGAGCAAGATATTGTGTGATGGGTGGTTTTGATAATAGGGAAATAGTATCTTATCAAAACATTGATGAATTAACAAAGAACATTGAGGGTCATAGTTTTAGAGTTCTTAAAAAAGATTGTTTGGATCTGCCTAAAAAGATATATCAAAGATATGCTATAAAGTTGACATCTGATCAACAAAAAATTTATAAGGATTTACAAAAAGAATACATAGCAGAACTTGAAGGCAAAACAGTATCAGCACCAGAAGCAATAACAAGATTTTTAAGGTTGCAACAAATAACTTGTAATTGGTTTCCAACTGAAGATGGCATCCAAATGATCAATGCTGACAATCCTCGTCTATCAGCTTTAATAAGCATTCTTGGTGAGATACAGTCAAAAGTTATCATATGGGCAAGATTTAAAGCTGATATAAGAGCCATAGGACAGGCATTAGGTGAGTCAGCTGTTAGTTATTATGGGGATATTCCAACAGATGAAAGAGAAACTGCAGTTGATAGATTTCAAAATGATCCCAAAATAAAATACTTTATTGGCCAACCTCAATCTGGTGGCATTGGTTTAACATTGACTGCTGCAGATTATGCTATTTATTATTCTAATAGTTTTGACCTTGAAACAAGATTGCAATCTGAAGACAGATGTCACAGGATAGGAACTACAAAGAATGTAACATACATAGACATTGAAGCAAAAGGAACAATTGATTCAAAAATAATAGAAGCACTGCGAGATAAAAAGAATCTTGCTGATGCGATAACTAAAGATCCGAGATCAGTCTTTTTAAATAATGGAGAATAATATGAGTGAAAAAAATTTTTGGCATTTGTTGAGAACTTCTTTGCCTTTGAAAATGTATAGAGTTGAAAACAGAGTTATGAGAGGAATGCCAGATATTCATTATATTAATAAAGATGGTGAGTCTGGTTGGATAGAATTAAAGTATCTCAATCATTGGCCAGAGAAAAGAGTTTCTACAGGATTGGCACTGAATCAAGTCATTTGGTTGAAAGAATATAAAAGACACAAAGGTCATTGTTGGGTTTTAATTCGTATTGGCAGGAACTTTATTGGTTTAATCGATGGCTCTAATTCTAAAGAAGTTTACAATCGAGTTTCAAAAACAAAATTCTCTGATCTTCTGCATTGGCATAAAAAAGGAAATATGACAAAAGAAGATTGGCTTGATTTGTCAAAAGTCATTTGTGATAAATAATTCTTGTTGCTTGAGCTTTTGTTATGCTAAAATAATCTGCTAAATCTTGCATTCCAAATTTTTTTAATTTTTTATATTCCCTATGAATCCCACCAACTTTATCTCCTAAAGGTTTTCCTTTATTCTCTTCCCAATGTTGTTTTACTTTGTTAATAAATTCATCTGAAAATTTTGTCATTATTCATTCTCCCATCTATAAAATATATGATCATTTATTCTTACTGTTCTGGTAAATTTTTTGCTCCAGGATGGTTGAACATAATAAGCATGATAATGAGTCGCACCTTGTGTTGTATCGTAAAGTGTGCCAACCATAACTGCTTGAGCAACTTCTGTTGCCCAAAAATACGCATCCTCATCTTTAATCTTTTCTGGTTTACCATCACACCAAAAACTAAATTGACATTTGTCCCTGATTGGTATTGTTTTGTCCCATGAATAATAATATCCCTGCTTTACGACATCACAGACTGTATCAGGATATCTTTCGTCATTTACTCTTGACATTATAACTTGAGCAACTGCAACTTGACCAACCATTGGTTCACCACGTGCTTCAAAATATATTGCTGTTGCCATACATGCTAATTCTGTTAACATAAATCCCTCCAATAAAAAATGAGCAGTTTTACTTCATGCTCAGGAAATCTCCTTTTGTGTTTGGCTTGATTGCCTTTACTTGCTAGATGCAGCAAGTGGTTCAAAAAGCCATTCATCTTTGGCTGTTTCGAACTTTGGATTATCAACTATAAAATGACCATGAACCATTTTATTAATATGCTTGGATGCTGTTACAGCTTTCCATTCTGGTTGCTGGTTATCAATAGTTGTCCAATCTCTTGTATCAACAATTATAAAATGACGTGTGGTATTGACAACATAAACTTTATTTGGCAGTGTGTGTTGGTCAAGCCATTTTGATAACTTCATTTTTTTATCAAGTTTTTTATTTACACCAGTGACACCTAATTTTTTGCAAGACTTAATCATCTGAGTAACAGTGATTCCTTTGGCATGCCTTTTGCCACGAACTGCTTTTGCCACTTGATATGCTGGCTCATATTCAGTACCACAAACAACTGCGATCGCATATGGACCACACCATGTTTTTCTTTGCTTACCAACCCAGTCAGTAATTTGTCTTCTTTTTGGAGTATGTTTTGTCATAATTATTTCCTTTCTCAATTATTTTGCTTCGTTAATTATTTGGTAAATTCTAGATGCCATCTCAGCTTTTGACAGCTTGACATTTTTAAGCACGTTTTTAATTCTCATTATCATTTCTATTTTTTTCATTTTATTTCCTTTCTTAACTTTATGAATATATGATATCTCTTTTGCCCAGAGAAGTAAAGTATTATTTTTAAAGAAAGTGAAAAAAGATCTCAATAAAAACAATGACTTATGTCAGCTTACGCCATTTTTCTATATTTAATTTTCTAAATCCTTTATTTATTTTGCCTTTTAATAGATACCAATCACCAATTTTGCCCTCCTCAACTATAGGTTTGCCCAACTTTGGATATGCCCATCTATTGATGCCTGCTAAAATTGGACCAGTGTCATCTTCAAATTTCATGTTCAACCATAAGTTATTAGTCTCTGCTCTGCGACCACCTCTTTTCGCCAAGTTTACTGTTTCATTCAAGTCTCTTAAATTCTTTTCAATGAGCTTTCCAAAAACAACAAACTCTCCAGGATTGTCAGCTTCAAGATTTTGTATATCTGTTATGGCTGTTTTTATATTATGTTTTGCTGGTTCTTTTTTAATATGACCAAATCTTCTTTCACACTCAAAAATATCATCATATGGTGTTTCCCCATTGTCTAAAAGATTATTCTGTCTTGGTGTCAATGGTTGATTGAGCTCTCTTCTATTTATTATATCTTCGGACATTTTTGGACCAACACCTTTTATACCAATCAATCCACCTATCAATTGACCATCTTGAACTGACCAATTACTTGTTGATTTGTATTTATCATATGGTTTGTATACAAGACCCTCTCTTACAACTTCTCTTAAAAGTTTGACTCCTTGTTCATCATCCTTAACATTTCTCAAACATGCAGCTGCAAATTCTAATGGAAATTTACTTTTTAAAACACAGCACCAATAACTGACAAGTCCATAAGATATTGCGTGACTACGATTAAATGCCCAAGATCCCATTGTGTTAATATTTTTCCATATTTTTAATGCTTGTTCTTCATCGATATTATTTTCTTCAGCACCAACTTTAAATCTTTGCCAATACCTGTCAAAAAATTCTTCACCATAACTTTTGCTCATTGCTTTGCGAAGTTGAGATACATCTTCCCAACTTAACTTGCCAACATCACGAGCAATATTCATAACCTGTTCTTGATAAACAACAACACCTTTTGTGACTTTTGTAACTTCTTCAGTCATTGGGTGAAGATATTCTATTGGTGAAGAACCAACTCTTCTTTGAATATATTGTGTTGTACCACCTGAAGTTAATGGTCCAGGACGAGCCAGAGCAGTTATCGATGCGATATCTTCAAAATCATATATTTGCATTTGCCTTGTTAATGATTGCAAAGCATAACCTTCAAACTGAAATATTCCTGCATATTTTTCTTTATTTAAAACATCAAAAGCATCTTTATCATCTAGTCTATAGTTTATTAATTCTTCTCTTTGCCAACCAACTTGGTCAAGTATATCTTGCAAAACAGATAAAGTTCTTAATCCCAAAGCATCAATCTTCAATAAATTTAAGCTCTCAGCATCTATCTTATCAATCTGTGCTGCACCTGATTGTTGATTTACTGAACAATATTTTCTTACTGGGTCTTCAGTCACAATTATTGCGGCTGCATGAACACCATTGTGACGAGCATGATTCTCCATTTTTGATGCTATTCTCATTTGTGGATACTTTTCTAGAACTTTTTTCCCAATTTCGAGGTCATTAAATGTGTCCATTATACACATGGCTGCACGAGCATCCCCAGAACTTCTTTCTATTATTGCACCTTTGAGATCATTAACTTCCCAAGCAGGAACACCAAGTTCTTTGGCAACTTCTGTTATTGTGCTCTTTGCTTTGTATCTTGATATTGTTCCTAGATGTGCAACTTTCTCCTCACCATATTTATCTCTCAAATAATTTATAACCATCTCTCTTCTATCATCTTGAAAGTCAATATCGATATCAGGTAAATCTTCACGAGTTATATCAATAAATCTTTCAAACAATAAATCATGTTTTATTGGATCGATGTCAGTTATCCCTGTTAAATAACAAACCAATGATCCTGCTGAAGATCCTCTTGCTGGTCCAACTAACATATGTTGCTTGGCAAAATTAATCATATCTGCTATTACAAAAAAATAATCTTCAAACTTTTTATCAGCTATTAAATCAATCTCTCTTTTTAATCTTGCTTTATATATTGGGTCTTTTAAATTTACTTCTCTTTTTACAGCACCTTCAATACAAAGTTTTTCTAAAGTTTTTTCAGAATGAAATGATACCATTGATCCTTGTGGTAATTCAACATTGCACATATCAGCTATTTCATAGCTATTTTTAAAAGCTGAATCTGGAATCCAAGGAACTAAATCTTTCAACTCCCACTCATTTAATATATGCATTGGTGCTGTTCTGTTAATCCTATTCTGACCAACAAGAACTTCATAACCTTTTCTGTCATCAACTTTTGGGAAATAATTATCAGATGTTGATATGCATTTAAATCCTTTTGCTTCACAAAAGTCTAATGCCTTGCGAGAACTCATAGGATTGATCTCAATATATAAATTGTTTTTTCTGGCCAAAGGAAGCATTCCCCATGCAGGATGTGTTCCACTCAATATGATTAATTCATCTGATATATCAAACAGGTCAGAATATGAAAGTCTGGGGAAGTAATAAAAATTTTCTTTTTCTGTGCTTTTTGTTACAAGCTCATAAAGTTCTTTTAATCCTTTATTGCTCTTTGCAATAAAAGCCATTTGATTTGCTGGTTGCTTTTCTCTTGCAGTTGAATCTTCAACAAATGATATTTCAGTACCAAACAATGGTTTTTTATTTAATTCTTTACATGCCTTATCAAAAGCAACATGACCCCAAGTGCCAGCATCACATATACCAACTGCTTCACCTGCAGATGCTTCAACAACTTTTTTGGTATGACCAAATGCTTTGCGAAATGAATATTCAGTTCTTAATCTAATATTTAGCATATTATTGCCATTTTACTGTGTAGTTTGATACATGACAAATATCTTTTGCACATCTAGTGACCATTATATGTGTCCTTCTTTTCTGTACCACCTCAATATTTCTATTGTTGCTTCAACATCAACCAAAGATCTGTGAGCACCTTGAATCTTTTTATTAAACAAGTCTTCATATATATCACCCAGCTTTCTCATCTTTCCCCAAACTGATTGACCTATCTCAACTGTGCAAATATGATTATATGGCCATGGGAACTTTGTTAATTTATCTATTCTTTCTAATTCAAATTTTAATATCTGTCTGTCAAAAGATAGATTGTGTGCTGCAATTGAACTCTGACCACAAAACCATTCAGCAAGTTTTTTATAATGAGCAATAAAAGGTTTTTGATCTTTTAACATCTCATCTGTTATTTTTGTTATCTTTATTATTTTTGGATCTAATGGGTGTCCAGGATTACACAAAAACTCAAAGCTGTCTATTTTATTAAAGTCATCATCAACTTTAATACCACCAAATTCAATTATCTTTGGCTGCATTTCTAAATCACTGCCTTCAGCTTTTGGCAATCCTGTTGTCTCAAGATCAAATATTATCATTATCTATCCTGACAATAAATTTTAAATCAACACCCAATATATCTTTGGTATCAAAAATAACATAGTTGTAAGATCTTTTGCCTGCTATTGCAACATTTGTATGAGAGTCTGTAAAAACTTCTTGTGCGATACCTATATTTCTCTCTTCAAAAAATGTTTTCCACAAAGCAAGTTCAGCATTTGTACAGTGCATACCAAGATGACTCACAGAGTTTCTTCCTCTTTTATCTGTATCCATCCAGTTATTGCCTTCAGTATAATTTAAAATCTCAAACTCTTTACCAGAGAAGATATCATAATTGAAAGATAAGTCTGCCTCATTTGTTCCAACAACATCAAAAACTGCACCAGTCGCAACAACATGATCCTCAACCCAATCCACTGCACCTATTTCAGATAACAACTTTTTTGCCTTAACTGGGTTCTCTGGGCAAATAGCGATTTGTTCAATAGTAAATTTCATATTAAGCTCCATATGGTAATATGCATCCTGTTAAATATTTGTGATGCTCTTTTGATTGTAATAAATATGCAATGAACTCTGCTAATCTTTGGGGTGGTGTTTCTTCACCTGTTAACAATCCATCTAATTGATATTGTCGAGCATAATCATTTGCCCAACCACGAGTTTTAACAACTTGTTCATCTATTGATTTACTCATACCAGTGCCTGATAATTTGTTTGGTGCTATACCAAAAACTGTAATGCCATGCTTTCTTGTTAGTTCACGAGCCATTTGCAAAGTCATTATATGAGCAGCACCTTTTGATGCATTGTAAGCCAAAGAACAAGTCATTGGCATGTGAGCAGCATTGCTGACAATGTTTAATATTGTTCCTCTGTTCTTAATCAATGATGGCAAGCATGCTCTGGACATCATGTATATGCCTTTTGCATTTACATCCATAACTTTATCCCACATATCTTCTGTGAAGTTTTCAAGCCAATCTATTAAATTTACTCCTGCATTATTTATTAATACATCAATATTTATAGAACCAGAAATTTTTGCTTTGGTCACATCATTGCCATCATTTATATCATATCCGAGAATGTTATGACCTTGTTTTTCTAGCTCATCTTTCATAGCTTTGCCAAGACCTTTGCCTGACCCTGTAATTAAAATATTACTCATTTTTTATTTCCTTTTATTAATAATGATTCAACCATTGCTGCATAAACTGCTGCATCATGTATTGAGTCTTTGTGGTTTAAATCGCTGTTGGCAAATCTTGTTATTTTGACTATCATGAGTTCAAAAAGATGCCATATATTATAATCATCAGCTGTTTTAAGGTGAATGCCTTTGGGGAATAAACCAACCATCACCTCACCAACTGTTTTATAATTATCACCATAAACTTTATTTCTCTCACGAAAAGTTTCAGCCATCTCTTCTAAAATTTTGGCTGCATCTTTCCCTGATTTATCAAGAATTTTATATTTAAACTTCGGCATCTTCTCTCCCTTTTTCATATCCTTTTTCATATTCTTGTTCAGCAATTTTTTCATAATCATTTGCCCTCTCAATCATTTCTTCAAAGTTGCCAAGCACTGTTCCTGTTATGTCAAGCACTCTGGCAACTTTTACTCCATCAAGTTCAAGGTCATTATTTATAATTCTTAAATACATGGTCTTAACTTCTATGGACATTTTTTATCTCCTTAACTGATAAACAGCTCAAACCTAATGCTCTCCACATATTAACACAAACAGCTCTATCCTCAAGCACAAACCATACATTTCTGTCAGAAAGATTGTTTTTGTATAAATTTTCCTTTGTTATATGGTCACTAGTGGTGTCATTTAATGGTCGCATGTATAACTGGTCACATGGAATATCGTTTAATTCAAGCCATTTCAAAGTCATGGCTCTACACGATTCATCTCTGGCAGTC